TTTCTCTCCCCTGGGTACCCTGGGGGGGTATGCGGTTACCATCGGTGGCCTAGGAGGTCAGGATGCCGCCACGTCGCCGCCAATCGGTGCCATCGCACACCGAGGCGCTTGCGGGGGCGTTGGCTGCGTTGGACCTGGAGACGGTGGATGACGCGGCGAAGCGGCTCGCCCTGGGGTACGCGTCGATGATCGACGCGGACGCTACGGCGCTCCAGCGGATCGGGAGTCACTATCTGGCTGTCCTGGCTGCTCTGGGGTTGACGCCGGCGGCCCGTGCGTCTCTGGCGAAGGGGGGCACGGATGGCGGCACGCCTGGCCTTGACGACCTCGCCCGACTCCGGGCCGAACGGTCTGCCTCTCGGTAGGACGACGCCGCGGCTGTTCACGCCGCCGCTCGTCACCGGGCCGCCGGGGCCGTGCGGGTGCGGGTGTGCGCTGTCGCCGTCCACGTCCTACGGGTTCGCTGTCGCGGACTTCGCCGCGAGCGTGCTCCGGTTGCCGCTCGATCCGTGGGAGCGGTGGGTGGCGATCCATGGTGGGGAGTTGCTCCCGGACGGCCGGCCACGGTTCCGGGTGCTGCTGGTGATCGTTGGCCGCCAGAACGGCAAGTCGTGGCTGCTGACCGTGCTGACCCTGTTCTGGTTGTTCGTCGAGGCGTGGCCGCTCGTGCTTGGCACGTCAACGAACATCCGGTACGCGCAGGAGCCGTGGGAGAAGGCCGTAGCACTCGCCACCGACAAGCTGCTGCCGCTCCACAAGCTGATGCCCCCGGGCGTGAAGGGTGTCCGCCGGGTCAACGGTGAGCAACGGCTCACGACGGCCGAGGGGTGCCGGTATGAGATCGCTGCGAGCAACGCCCGCGGTGGCCGGTCGTTGAGCATCGACCGGTTGGTGCAGGACGAGCTGCGCGAGCAACGGTCCTGGGATGCGTGGAACGCTGCTGTCCCGGCGACGAACGCCCGGCCGAACGCGCAGGTCTGGTGCATCAGCAATCAGGGCGATCACCGGGCCGTTGTCCTGGACTCGTTGCGTGATGGCGCGTTGGCGTTCCTGGACACGGGGCAGGGTGACGAGCGGACCGGGCTGTTCGAGTACTCGGCCGAGCCGGGCAAGCCGATCGATGACGTGGAGGGCCTGGCGCAGGCGAACCCGAACGCGGGCCGCCGGATTGACTGGGACACGCTGCTGGGGACGGCGCGGCGGATCATCGCGTCGGGCGACCTGGAGGCCGAGGCCGGGTTCCGGACGGAGGTGCGCTGCGAGAAGGTCGCGACGCTGGCGAGCGCCATCGACTTGACCGCGTGGGCGGCCGGCAGGCAACCGGCGCCGATGGACGACTTGCGGGACCGGCTGGCGTGCGTGTTCGACGTGTCCCCGGACGGTGGGCACGCGACCCTCGCCGTGGCCGCGTTCACGGGCGAGGCGTACCGGGTGGAGATCGTGAAGGCGTGGGATGGCCTCGACGCAACGGCGTCCGCTCGCCGCGAGCTGCCGGCCCTCGTGGCGCGGGTGAACCCGTTGGTGTTCGGGTGGTTCCCGGGTGGCCCTGCTGCCGCGCTGGCGGCTGATCTCCGGGCCCGGTCGACGGCCCTCGGTTGGCCACCGAAGGGTGTCAAGGTCGAGGAGATCAAGGGGGACACGAGCGCCGCGTGCATGGGGTTCGCTGACCTCGTCAAGGCGGGGGAGGTGTTGCATCCCGGTGACCCGTTGCTCGATGCGCAGGTGGACGGCGCGTCAGCTCTGCGGACGGGTGACCGGTGGGTGTTCTCCCGGCGCGGGTCGGGCACCTGCGATGCCGTGTACGCGGTGGCGGGGGCGGTGCATTTGGCGCGGTCGACGCGGCCGGGCCCTGGCAGGCCCCGGATTCTGGTGTCGCGGGTCTAATACCCCCTACCCCTATGGGGTATGCGATACTTCGGGTCGTGAGGTTGTGGCCGTGGAGTCGTCCAGCGGTTCAGGCTGCCCTCGCCGCCCAGGCCGACCTCGTGGCCACCGACGAACCCGCGGCGTCGCGTGCAGCGTTCACCGTGACCGTGCCGCCCGAGCTGTCGGGCATGTGGTCGTCGGTGTCCGGGGTCGGCAAGGTGTCCCGCGCTGACGCGCTGTCCGTCCCGGCGGTGCTCCGGGCCCGGAACCTGATCGCTGGCACTCTCGGCGCGTTGCCGGTGCACCTGCACGGCCCTGACCGTGCCGTGGTCCCGTCGAACCTGCTCGACCAGCCCGAGGCCGCCGCGCCCAGGTCGGTCACGATGGCGTCGTTGTATGAGGATCTGCTCCTGGAGGGCATCTCCTGGTGGCGGATCACGAAGTTCGCATGGACGACCTACCCGGAGCGGGTGGAGCGACTCGAACCGTCCCGGGTAGCGGTCCTGCCGACGGGGCAGATCACGGTTGATGGGCGCTTGGAGCCCGACGCCGACAAGATCTTGATCCGGTTCGACAGCCCGCACCCGGGCTTGTTGACGGTGGCGGCTCGGGCGATCCGGACGTGTCTGCTGCTCGACCAGGCCGCCGCGAGGTATGCGGCGGAGCCGATGCCGTCGGGCTACTTCGAGCCGCGTGAAGGTGCCGACCCGGCCGACGACGACACCGTGCAGGAGTTGCTCGATGACTGGGGGCAGGCCCGGAACACCCGGGCCACGGCCTACATCCCAGCGTCGGTCACGTACACGACCGTGCAGTGGTCGCCGGAGCAGTTGCAGCTCGCCGACGCCCGCCAGCACGCGGTCCTCGAGATCGCCCGGGCGGCCGGGATCGACCCGGAGGAGTTGGGCGTCTCCACCACGTCGCGCAGCTACTCGAACCTGGAGCTGGACCAGCAGAAGTTCCGGGCGCAGACGTTGAACCACTACTCGACCGCCGTCGAGGAACGCCTGTCGATGGGTGACGTGACCCCACGCGGCTACTACGCCCGGACGGCGTGGGATGCGTTCCTGCGCACCGACACGGCGTCCCGGTACGCGGCCTATGAGGTGGGCTTGCGGGTCGGCGCGCTGGGCGAGTCCGAGATCCGCGAGTTGGAGGACAAGCCAGCACTCACCGCGGCGCAGAAGCCGAAGCCGCAGGCCCCGCCGGCGCCTGCCGTCACCGAACAGGAGCCGCAGCCGATGCAGTCGACCAGGCAAGGGGTCCTCGGCCAGTTCACCGCCGAGGGCGAGACGGTCACGTTGTCGTTCGCGCCGTCCGACGTCGAGGAGTTCCGCGCCGACCCGGAGAAGCGGACCGTGTCCGGGATGCTGCTGCCGTACAACGTGCAGACCACGGACGGCCGGCAGATCCGGTTCTCGCCGGGGTCCGTGTCGTGGCAGAAGGCCGCGGTGTCCCGGGTCAAGCTCGACCGTGAGCATGACCTGCGTGAGCTGCTCGGGTCGGCCACGAAGGTCAGCTCGTCCGAGCACGGCGTGTCCGCGGCGTTCAAGGTCGCTCGGACGCCGGCCGGTGACGAGGCGCTCGCGCTGGCCGCTGACGGCGCACTGGACGGCCTGTCGGCTGTCGTGGCCATCACCGACGCCATCCCTGACCCCGTGCACGAGGGCGGAACCCTCGTCACGGCGGCGCGGCTGGTCAGGGCGACCCTGACCGCCGAGCCCGCATTCGACGACGCCCGGTTGACGGACGTCGCGCTGTCCCGCACCACCGACCAGAAGGGGGCCACCGTGCCCGAGATCGACCAGGGCGGGACCGCAACCGCGACCGCCCCTGACCTGACCGAGTTCACCGCGTCCATCGGTGACGCCATCACGACCGCGTTCGAGTCGGTCGTGGAGCGCCTGGCCGCCCCGCAGGGCCGCGAGGTGGTGCCTGCCGGCCGCGCCACGGGGTTCACCGTGACCGAGCCGCCCGTGTACCACTTCGAGCCGGGGTCGCCGCACAGCATCGTGCGGGACACGTTCAACGCCCGGGCGAACGGTGACCCGGAGGCCACCGACCGTCTGCGGAAGTTCGCCGCGCAGCAGGCCGAGATCGCCAAGTTCGCGACCGTGAACCGGACCGTGGGCGCGAACGTGATCCCGCCCGGGTACCGGCCCGACCTGTACGTGCCGCAGCTCTTCCAAGGCCGCCCGCTGTTCGACATGCTCTCCAAGGGCACGCTGACGGACGCGACGCCGTTCACGATCCCCAAGTTCGGTTCGGCGTCCGGCGCCACCGCCGACCACGTCGAGGGCACCAACCCCGCGGACGGCACCCTGACCCTCGGGTCGGTCACCGTGACCCCGGGGGCTGTCTCGGGCCGGTTCCGGATCACCCGCGAGATCATCGACTCCTCGAACCCGGCGATCGACGCGATCGCGATGGCCGCGATGCGGGAGTCGTACTCGCAGCAGACCGAGGGCAAGGTCTACACCGCGCTGAACGGTTCGACCGGCCAGGGTGGCACCATCACCTCCGGGTTCGTGCCGTCGGGTGCTGCCGTGGTGACCGCGACCGGGGTCGGCTCGACGGGCGCCGCGGGCGTGGCCCTGCTCGACACCTTGCGCGACCAGTTGGTGGCGTACCCGTTCCGGCGGTTCGCGGCCCCGAACCGGCTGGCCCTGGCGCAGGAGGCTGCCACCCAGCTCGCCAAGGCGAAGGACACCAGCGGCCGGCCGCTGCTGCCGCGCCTGGCCGCGATGAACGCTGTCGGGAACGTGGACACCCTGAACCAGGCGTTCGACGTGGACGGCCTGCCGGGTGTGCCGGCCTGGTCGATGACCGGGAACGCTGCCGGTGACGCGGACACCCTGCTGTGGAACGCGCAGGACGTGTGGGCGTGGGAGTCGGCTGTCTCGACCTTCCGGTACGAGGAGGTGGCGGGCCCGGCGAACGTCGACCTGGTCCTGTTCGCCTACTTCGCGGTGGCCGTGGTCCGTGCGTCCGGCATCTCCGCTGTCCGGCTGACCGTCACCTGATCCCTGATCGCAGGGTGGGCGCCCGCGATGGGCTGTCCGGGCGCCCACCCTGCCACCAACCAGCAGAAGGGCGGCCGAGCGTGGCTGAGAAGAAGGTCGAGATCGTCGACACCGCAACGGTTGCCGACGTCGTGGAGCCGGTCCGTGCGGGCGGTCACGTTCTCGTGGATGGCCGTTGGGTGATCGAGGGAGAGGACGAGGTCTGATGCTCGACCAGTTGGTGTTGAAGGGCTACGGCGTCGCCGAGCTGTTCAACCAGGACGACGAGCTGATCCGGGTCGTCCAGTTCGAGAACCTGATCACCGACGCCGGTGACCTGTACATCGCGCAGAAGATCATCACCGGGATCAGTCCGGCGAACCCGTCGGCGCCGACCGCGATGACCGGGATGAAGCTGGGCACCGGTGCGACCGCTGCCGCCAAGTCCGGTGCCGGTGGTGCCCTGGTGACCTACCTGTCCGGGTCGAACGTCACGTTCGATGCGACGTACCCGCAGACCGCGAACCTCGGGGCCGGGCTGGGCGTGAACGCTGTCTACCGGTGCACGTGGGCGGCCGGGGTCGCCACGAACGGCGCGATCACCGAGGTGGTCATCGTCAACGACGCTGCCACGAACGCGACCAGCACCGCGGGGAACACGGCCAGCCGTGCCCTGTTCGGGTCCGCGATCAACAAGACCGCGACGGACTCGCTGGTGGTCACCTGGAACTGGAAGGCGTTGGGGGCGTAGCCCGATGGCAATCACGACGCTGGACCTGCTCATCGCGGGCATGTTGCCTGCCGAGGAGATCGTCAAGTCGTCGTTCACCGGCGAGGCAGTCGGTGGGCTGCACTCGACGTTCTACGTTGCCGGTCGCCCGGGTGCGGCCACGGTGCCGTCGCCGGGGCTGGCCGGCGCCGCGCTCACCAGCTACGCGGGGCAGATCCCGTTCCCGGCCGCGGTGGGCGGCAAGAACATCCACCTGGCCCGCTTCGAGGCCGCCCAGACGTCCAGCGTTGGGTCGGTCATCCTGTGCGACCGGTTGTGGCACAACTCCGGGATCGTGGTGACCACCACGACCGCGCAGACCGTCAACTCGGTCACCTGGCCGTCGCGGGACCGCAACGGCGCCACCTTGGGTGATGGCGTGATGGTCGGTATCGAGGTCAGCACGGCGACCACGAACGCGGGCGCTGTCACCAACACCACGATGAGCTACACCAACCAGGCAGGCACGTCCGGGCGGACGGCCACGATGGCGTCGTTCCCGGCGACCGCGGTCGCGGGCACGTTCGTCCCGTTCCTGCTCGCCGCTGGGGACACCGGGGTCCGGTCGATCCAGTCGGTCACCCTGGGCACGTCCTACGCGGCGGGCGCCGTCCACCTGGTCGCCTACCGGCGGATCGCTGCCCTCGGCACACCGCAGACAAGTGTCGGCGTGTCCGCCGACGGCGTGTCCCTCGGGCTGCCGCGCCTCTATGACAACTCGGTCCCGTTCTTGGTCTACACACTGTCCGGGACCGCGGCTGGCATCGTCGTCGGCTCCGTGACGTGGGCGCAGGGCTGAGCCGTGATGACCCTGACCGCCGCGACCTTGGTCCGGTCCGCCAATGGTGACGCCGCGTGGGCGCTCGCCCACGACGAGGTGTTCGGCACCGAGATGGTCGGCGGCGTGACCACCACCGAGGACTTCACCGGCGCCGACGGCGCGGCGTGGCCTGCGCAGTGGACGACCGGCTACACGGGGCCCGGTGCTGCCGCGACGATCCAGACCAACCGTGGCCGCCTCGCCTCCGGCACCCAGGGCGGCTACAGCGGCGCGTCCCGGGTCACCCGGCGCCTGACCACGCCGGCGATCGACGTCGACATTGCCGGGACGTGGACCCCTGACGCGAACGAGCCCTACGGGTTCGTGGTGGCCCGCGGGTACGGCGACGGTGACACCCAGCACGGGTACATGCTGCTGCTGAACAAGTCCGGGACCCTGCACGTCGAGCGGGTTCTCGACTACGCCGGCCGCAGGATCGGTTCGGTCACGTTCGCGGCGTCCAGTGGCACCACCTACGGGTTCCGGTTCCGGGTCATCGGCGACCGGGTGCAGGCACGGCTCTGGTCCGGGGCCGAGCCGTCCACCTGGGATGTCGACGTGGTGGACACGGCGATCCCTCGCGGTGGCGCCGTGGGCCTGTCGAACGCCTGCGGCAACGCCACGGTCAGCCACGTCATCGACTTCGACGCGGTCACGGTCACCGATGGCACGGCCGGTGGCGGCACCGAGTTCACCGAGACCGTCACCGACGATGTGGGCGCCGTGGACGCGCTCACCGTGGCGTTGGGCTACGGGCGGACCCTGGACGACTCCCAGGGGCTCGCGGACACGCTGACGGCTGCACAGGCCATGTCCCGGGCCCTCGACGACACCGCCGGCACCACCGACACGGTGTCGGCTGCGCTCGGCATCGTCCGGGCGTTCACCGACGCCGCGGGCCTCACCGACACGTTGGCCGCCGAGGTGGCCCGCACCGTCACCGTGAACGACCCCGTGGGCGTCGCTGACGCGATCGTGGCCGCGGTCGCGTTCGGACGTGCCATCACCGACGGCGCGGGCCTGACCGACCCGCTCACGGCGTCGCTGGCTCTGGCCCGGTCCCTGAACGACACGGTGGGCGTGGCCGATGCCCTGGCCGCCGAGGTCGCCATTGCGGTCGCGTTGAACGACCCCGTGGGCCTGGTCGACGTCCTGTCGTCGGCGCTGGCCCTGGCCCGCACCGTCACCGACCCTGTGGGGCTCCTCGACGCGCTCACCTCGGCCGTGGCCTACGCCCGGACCGTGGACGACGCCGAGGGCCTGGCCGACACCCTCGCGTCCCAACTGGGCAAGCTGGTGCAGGTCGATGACAGCGCTGGTCTGGTCGACCTGGTGTCCCGGGTCATCGCCTACGCCCGCACCCAGACCGACCCGGCTGGCCTGGTCGACCCGCTCGCCGTGGCTGCCGCCTACGGGCGCCCGGACACCGACTCTGCCGGGGTCACCGACACCGTGATCCCGGCCCTGACCATGGGCCGGTCCCTGGTCGACGTAGTGGGCCTCGGCGACGACGTGATCGCCGCCGTCACCCGTGGCCGTGCCCTGGACGACGCCGGGGGCATGACTGACTCGATCGTGGTCGAGCTGATCGCCGGGGACGGCACCCGGGGCGTCATCACCGTCGGTGTCCGCAGTGCCCCCGGGCACGGCATCGGGGAGCGGCCAGCCGTCGAGATCCAGTTGAGCACCCGCGGCGGTGGCCCTGCCCGCGCCGCCCGGCCCGCGTGGATGCTGGCCCGCGGGTACCGGCCCGCGCCGACCGTGGAGGTGTCCGACCGTGACTGAGTACCTGCCGGGCGCCGTGGTGCCGCTCACGTTCACCGTGACCGACGCTGACGGCAACCCTGCGAACGCCGGGGCCGCCGCGCTCCTCATCACCCTGCCGGACGGGACCACGACCGCGCCCACGCTCGACAACCCGACCACGGGCACCTACCAGGCCGACTACACCGCCGCCCAGGCTGGCCGGCACGTTGCGCGGGCCACGTTCACCGGCGCGAACGCTGGCGTCATCGAGGACGTGTTCGACGTCGGCCCGCTCACCCAGGGGCACGTCACCGTGACCGATGTCCGCGCCTACCTCGGCGAGACCTCGGCGACGAACGAGACCCTGGCCGCGGTCCTGCTCGCCGAGCAGTTCGCGCAGGCACGCCGCTGCCGGGTCGACCCGTACCCACCGGATCTGCGTGAGGCCCTGCTGCGCCGGGTGGCCCGAAACCTGGCCGCTCGTGCTGTCCCGGTGACGTCGTTCACGTCGTTCGACGGTGGTGGCACTGCTACCCGGGTGCCGTCCACCGATCCCGAGATCGTCCGCCTAGAGGCACCGTTCCGAAAGCTGGTGATCGGCTGATGTCGCTGTCGAGTGTGCGCGCCGAGCTGGCCCTCGCCGCGTCGATCCCAGGGGTCACCGTCCGGGCCTGGCCGACCGTGAAAGCCCCTGTGACGGGGGACGGTTGGGTGGTGGTCCAGCGGGTCACCCCCGGCGGGTTCCGGTCCTGTGCGGTCACCTGGACGGTCGTGGTGTGCCTCGGCTCGGACACCGCGAAGGCCGAGGAGCTGTTCGAGGAGTGGGCGATCCCGGTTCTGGACGCCGTCACCAACACCGTCGCCTGCGCTGCCGTGTCGGTGGAGCCGGTGGCCCTCGCAACCGAGCAGGGCGGCACCCTGCACGGCTTCACCCTGACCTGCACCACCGACGCCTGAGGAGGCTGAAACATCATGGGAGCACTAGGTACCCGGGCGCTCGTGGTCCGGATCGGGGCCACCGACTACAGCGACGCTGTGGCCGACGTCCGGATCAAGTCCGACGAGGACGACTCCGATTTCGTGTCGTTCGCGCAGGCCGCGGCCGGCGGTGCCCGCAAGTACGTCCTGGCCCTGACCATGGCGCAGGACACCGCCAGCACCTCGCTGTGGTACTTCCTCTGGAGCCAGGCCGGGACCACGCAGACCGTCGAGGTGTGGCCGAACGGCCGGCCGGTCAGTGGCACTGCCACGGCCACCCAGCCGAAGTTCACCTGCTCGGCGGTCGTGTCCGAGCCGAACGGGGACCTGCTCGGCGGCCAGGCCGACAAGTCGACCACGGCCCGGTTCGTGTCCGAGGTCGAGTGGGAGCTCACCGCCAAGCCCACCATCGCGATCTCCTGATCCCGGAAAGGACTGAACCGCAATGGCTCTGCTCACTGCACAGGCGGTCGTGAAGACCGGTCTGGCCCCCGTCTACAGCGCTGTGTCCGCGTCGGACACGGTCACCCCGGTCCCCGGGTCCAAGCTGTTCCTGCACGTGAAGAACGGCAACGGCTCGGCGTGCACGGTGACCCTGGTCGACGGTGGCCGGACCCCTGCCGGGTCGGCTGCGACCAATCCCACCGTGTCGGTGCCGGCATCGACGGGCGACCGGATGATCGGCCCCCTGCCCGCCGAAATGGCCGATCCGGCAACGGGGCTCATCACCGTGCAGTACTCGGTCACGGCCACGGTGACCGCTGCCCTGGTGGTGGTCTGAGCCGTGGCCGGTATCAGCGGAGGCGTCCGCGTCGAGGGACTGAACCGGGTCGTCCGGGACCTGCAGTCCCTCGGGCTCGAGCTGGACGACCTCAAGGACGCTTTCGCTGAGATCGCCTCGGAGGGTGCCCGGCTGGCGTCGTCGTTCGCGCCGAAGCGGTCGGGTGCCCTCGCTGCGTCGGTGCGGGGGAACCGGGCCAAGAACAAGGCCGTTGTCGCGGCCGGCAAGGCGCGGGTGCCCTACGCCGGGCCGATCAACTACGGGTGGCCGGAGGGTCAGCGGAACCTGCGCGCCAAGCCGCGGCGCCGGGGTGGTTGGCCGATCGGGATCCAGCCGTCCGAGTTCATGCAACGGGCCGATGAGGCGATGCAGCCTCGGGCGCTCGCCGAACTCGACCGGGCCATCGTGAAGCGCATTCAGGAAAGGGGTTTGGCATGAGCGAGGACAGCAGGCCGACTGTCTCGGGCGTCGCAGAGTCGATGACCGGGTTCGATGAGATCGCCATCGAGCAACTGTTCCGGACGCCCATCGAGAAGCTGTCGGGGACGTTGCAGATGCGGGCCATGGTGTTCGTGCTGAACCGCCGCGACGGGATGAACGACGCCGATGCGTTCAAGGCCGTGATGAACCTGCCGTTCGCTGAGGTCGACGCCCAGTTCCGAGACGAGGACGAGGTGCCCGAGGTGGGAAAAGAGCCTGCCTCGAAAAGGAGTGGGCGCAGCTCGTCATCCACTGCGGGTTGAGCCTCGCACCAGAGCAGTACATGGGCTTGACCAGCCGCCAACGGGCGGCCCTGATCGGCGAAGCGCAGAAGAGGTGACACCGTGGCCGGAACCATCCGGATAGCGATCCTGGCGAACGCTGCGAGGGCGCGTTCCGAGATCCAGTCGGTCGCCAGCACCGCACAGCAGACCGAGGGCAAGCTGTCCAAGCTGTCGGGCCTGTTGAAGGGTGCGCTCGCAGGTGCCGCCGTCGCCGGTGGGCTCGCTGTCGGGAAGGCACTGGTCGACTCCACCAAGCGTGCCTCCGACCTGAACGAGACCCTGAACAAGTCGCGGACCATCTTCGGGGCCCAGGCCGGCGCGATGGAGCAGTGGGCGGGCTCCGCGGCGAAGTCGGCCGGGTTGTCGCGGTCCGCCGCGCTGGAGGCCTCGGCCGGGTTCGGTGACATGTTTCAGCAGATCGGCCTCACTGCGGCCGCGTCCGCGAAGCTGTCCCGGGAAACCGTTCAGATGGCAGCCGATTTCGGGTCGTTCAATAACCTGGAGACCGGCGACGTCCTGGACCGGATCAGTGCGGCCTACCGCGGCGAGTTCGATTCCCTCCAATCGCTGATCCCGAACATCAACGCGGCCAGGGTCGAGCAGGAGGCATTGACCCTCTCGGGCAAGAAGTCCACCAAGCAGTTGACCGCGCAGGACAAGGCGCTGGCCGTGAATGCGATCCTGCACAAGGACGGCGCCCGCGCCATGGGCGATTTCGCGAAGACCAGTGATGGTGCGGCGAACAAGCAGAAGATCCTCAAGGCCCGGCTGGAGGACCTGTCTGCGAAGGTCGGTCAGAAGCTCCTACCTGTGTTCGACAAGCTGCTCGACATCGGCGAGGGGGTCCTCGACTTCTTCGAGGGTGCCGGCAAGGAAGGGTCCACGGCGGGCAAGGTGTTCGGCGCCGTGAAGTCGGCCGCCGGTGGATTCTTCGACGCGCTGCGCAAGGCGAAGGACACCGTGATGCCCGCGATCAGGAATGCGATCCGGAGCGTCTCGGATGCCCTCAACGACCACCAGGGCGCGGTGAACTTCGTTCTCGGCGTGGTGAAGCTGTGGGGCACGTACATCACCAAGGTGGTGATCCCTGTCATCGCCAAATGGGTGTCCCTGATCGTGAAGTTGTGGGCCCCCGCAATCCGGGTCATCGCGACGGTGATCGAGAAGGTCGTGATCCCCGCCGTCAAGGCGCTGCTGAGCACCTTCACCACCGTGATCGGCGGCATCCTCCGCACGGCGGCCGGGATCGCCGAGAAACTGCACCTGCCGTTCGCGAAGGAATTGCGGGCCGCGTCGAACGAGTTCGACAAGCTCGCCCGGAACGCGAAGGCGGCCCTGAACGGTATTCCGTCCAAGAAGACCATCAACGTCGTTGCCCTGGTGAACGGGAAGCAGCAGACGATCCAGCGTGCCATCGGCTCGGCGAACGACCGTGAGAGCCGGGGCATCTCGTTCGGTGGCGCCAGGGCCCGTGGTGGCCCCGTCCGGTTGGGCCGGGCGTACCTGGTCGGCGAGCGTGGCCCGGAGCTGTTCGTCCCGGGCGCCTCGGGCACGATCGTCCCGAACGGTTCCGGTGGTGGGGCCGGGGTGCAGGACGTGAACGTCACCTTCGGGTTCGACGCCGCGAACTCCGGTGATGCCCTGATGGACGTCATCGTGAACCGGTTGCGTGCCAGGGTCCGTGCCGGCGGCGGCAACGTGCAGGCCGTGCTGGGCGGCCGGTGATGGCCGTTCCCAGGCTCGGTGTCGAGCTGTACGTGTCGGGTGCGTGGGCCGACATCACCGACGACGTGCACGAGAGCGGCGTGTCCATCACCAGTGGCCGCGCCGACGAGGGCGGCCGGCCCGACCCGGCCCGGATGTCGGTGCTGTTGCGGAACAACGACGGGAAGTACTCCCCGCGGAACGCTCGGTCGACGCTGTTCGGGAAGATCGGCCGGAACACGCCGGTCCGGGTATGGGTCGAGACCGGCGAGCCTCGGCTCGTGCAGGACGCGGGCGGGCAGTGGTCCTGCGCCGACGCCGCGCCGCTGGACATCACCGGTGACCTCGACGTCCGCGTGGACGTCGAGATGCGGACGTGGCGGCCGGCGGGCACCGGGTGGTTGGGTGCGCTCAAGAACGGCGCGTGGGGCCTGCGGCTGCTGTCGAACGGCGCACTCCAGTTGCTCTGGAACTCACCGACCGAGAAGACCATCACGAGCACGGCCCCGGTCCCTGGCGGGATCACCGGCCGCAAGGGCGTGCGGGTCACGTTGGACGTCGACAACACGTCCGGGCAGCACGTGGCGAAGTTCTACTACGCCGAGACACTGGCGGGGCCGTGGGTGCAGTTCGGTGGCGCCGTGGTCGGGACCGGCACCACGGCGATCGTGGCATCCACGGGCACGATGACGACCCTGACGACCGACCCCGGCGAGGTGTTCGGGGTGCAGGTCCGCGCCGGGATCGGTGGCCCGGTCGTGGCCGAGCTGGTGCCGACCGAGCAGACGTCCGGCACGGTGTCGGTGGCCGACGGGTACGGCAACACGTGGACGCCCGCCGACGCCACCAGGGCCGCGATCACGAACCGGCACTACCTGTTCGTCGGGGAGGTCACCGCGTGGCCGCAGCGGTGGGGCGCGAAGGGCGCGCCGTCCGCGTACTCGCCGATCGAGTGCTCGGGCATCCTGCGCCGCCTCGGGCAGGGCTCCAGCCCGGTGAAGTCGACCCTGCGCCGTGGCAGTGAGGCCTTGCCGTCGCTGGTGGCGTACTGGCCTCTCGAGGACGGGCCCGACGCCACCCAGTTCGCCCAGCACCGGGGGCCAGGGACGGGCGTGATCCAAGGGGCGATCAGCCCGGCCGCCTACGACGGGTTCGTGTCGTCGGCCCCGATCCCGACGTTCGGGACCGGCCGCGTGTACCTGCCGATCCGCCCGGCCACCCCGACGGGGCTGGTGCAGTGGCGGTTCCTGGTGCACATCCCGAGCGCGCTGCCGGATGACACCCTGTTCGCCCGGCTCGGGACGTCGAGCACGTTCGGGCGGATCGACCTGCGGTTCGACGCCGGCACCGGCGGCTACTACGCCGAGGTGTACTCGGCAGCGGGCGTGCTCGCGCACACCACGTCGATCCTGCCGGTGAACCTGGTCGACAAGGACATGCGCGTGTCCGTCGAGCTGGACCAGGACGGCGCCAACGTCAAGGTGCGGCTGGTGGTGATGGAAGAGGGCGCCACCGGGGGCACGTACATCGACTCGACGGCGACCGCTCTCGTCCTGGGCGCACCGACTCACGTCTACCTGAACCCGGGCGCGTTCGACCTGGGCGGCACCGCGATCGGGCACGTGACCGTGCAGAATGCGATCACGTCGCTGTTCGACCTGGCGTCCCAGTTCAACGGCTACCGGGGTGAGCGGGCCGACACCCGCATGCTGCGCCTGGCCGCCGAGAACGGAATCAGCCTGGCCGTGATCGGCGCGGGCGCCGGTTGCGAACGGATGGGCCCGCAACAGTCGGCCGAGCTGGTGACGTTGCTCGGCGAGTGCGAGGAAGCCGACCAGGGCCTGCTGTTCGAGGCGTCCACTGACCTTGCCCTGCGCTACCGGACCCTGGAGTCGCTCTGGAGCCAGGTGCCCGCGGTGTCGATGCCGTTCGGGGACGGGTCGATGTGGGACATGGAGCCGGTGGACGACGACCAGGGAACTCGCAACGTGGTCACGGTGACCCGCGTCTCGGGTGGCGAGGCGACGGTGCGGGTCACGTCGGGGCCCCTCGGGACGGCGCCGCCACCGGTCGGGGCCGGGGTCTACGACGAGTCGGTCACGGTGAACCTGGCCACTGACGCCGCGTGCGTCCACCAGGCCGGGTGGCGTGCCCACCTCGGCACCGTGGACGAGGCCCGGTGGCCGGTCATCGCGGTCGACCTGGCGCACCCGGACCTGCAAGCCGACCCGACCCTCACCCGCAAGCTCCTCTCGGTCGGCATCGGCGACCTGGTCGAGATCACCGACCTACCGTCATGGCTGCCGCCCTATGACGTCCGGCAACTCGTGCTCGGCGTGGCAGTGACCGTGGCCGCGAAGGACAACGACGACCGGTGGTCGATCAGCCTCGAATGGAACTGTGTCCCGGCCAGCCCGTACCAGGTGGGCACGTGGGTGCAGTCCGGCTACTACGACGAGACCGACCCCACGACCCTGTTCACCGAGGACTTCACCGGCACGAACGGCGACGCGCTGCCGGGGGCACGGTGGACGACCGGCTACACCGGGACGTCGTCCGCGTCGGCGACGATCCAAGGGAACAAGGGCCGGTGGCTGACCGGCACCGGCACCGGGTACTCGTTCGCCGACAAGGGCATCACCCGGGCGTTCGTCACCGATGACCGGGCAGACTCCGAGGTGTCCGGGACCTACACGCCGCAGGGTGAGTGCTATCCGCGGATCGTCCTGCGCGCCACCGACACCGTGTTCGACGGCGCATCCGGGTACAGCTTGGTACTGCCCACCCAGGGCGGCGCGGGCGGCATCGAGATCAGGTCGGACGCCACCGCCTACGCCGGGACCCTGCTCGGCTCCCACACGTTCGCCGCATCGAACGGGGCCGCGTACCGGTTCCGGTTCCGGATCTTGTCCGACCAGCTCAAGGCGAAGATCTGGGCCGCGTCGTCCGCCGAGCCGACCGGGTGGCAGGTCGAGGTCACCGACTCCGGGATCACCGCGGCCGGCAACTCGGCGATCGCCGTGTCCCCCGGGAACGCCGCTGCCGCCTACGTCGATTTCGATGACGTCACGATCACCAACGGTGTCGGCGCCGGGTTCACTGCCTACTCGTCCGCGGACTCCGAGACCCGGTGGAGCCCCGGGGCGTCCGCGTTGGCCGCGACGGTCGGCCCGGACGACACGGCACTGTCGGTGGCAACCACCGTCGGGCCACTGTGGACGGTCGACGCCGACGACTTCCCGCTCGACGTAGCCGTGGCCGGCGAGGTCATGGAGGTCACCAGCATCACGGGCTCGAGCTCCCCGCAGACGTTCACCGTCACCCGGGGCGTGAACGGCATCCTGAAACCACACGCCGCGGGCACCGCGGTCGACCTGGCCGGAGCGTCGTTCTGGGGTGCTCGGCCGACGGGTGGCGCCGGGTTCGGCACGTCCGGTGACACCGGCGGTGGGACGACGCCCACCGTGCAACCGAACACGGTGCGGATCGGGACGGCAACGTGGCCGCTGTCCGGGCTCAACCCTGGCACGGCGACCGGGTGGGGTGGAGACCTCGCCTACCCGGGTGGCCGAGGCCCGAACCAGCTCATCGCCTACACCCAGCCGACCGTCTCGACCACGGTCACCAACCAGTGGGGTGCCGAGGTCCCGGCCGATGCCGACTACCTCGTGAACTCGGTCAACGACCGGCAGACCACGGGCTCCACGTCGGGGACCGCTGTCCCGTCTCCGAGCGGGATCGTCCTGTCCGGGCACGGCACCGCCCGGGACTGGTTGCTCGCCCAGGCCCAGGCCGGCGACCTGATCGAGCTGATCTACGTTGCCCCCGGCACGGGTGGCGGCGGTGGGACCGGTGGCGGTGGGACCGGTGGCGGGACCACGGGCCCGGCGCCCGCGTACTCCGTGTGCTGCTACCACCTGGTGTACTCCTCGACCGGGGCCAGCCCGGCATCGTGGGGCGCCGGGATGAACGAGATCCGGCTCTCGTTCGCGTTCGACCAGGCCGGGGTCCTCAAGCTCGCGGACAACAACTACGCCGTCGGGTCAACGGCGTGGGTGAACGCCCTGGCCGCGTTCCGGGCCGCCGGGAAGGTCGTCAACATCTCGATCGGTGGCGCGGGCAACAACATGGCCACGGGCGACCCCGCGGGCAAGGCCGCACAGATCGTGTCCCTGGCGAACTCGATCGGCGGGATCTCCTCGTTCGACTGGGACATCGAGACCGGCTCCAGCTTCCCGACCGCGGCAGCAATCGACATCACCCAGCGGGTCAAGAACGCGCTCGGCGCATCGTTCTACGGCGCGTCGATGGCCCCGAACGGCAACAACATCGGCGCCTACCTGCCGGCCGCCGTGCAGCTCCACCAGAACGGATTGTTGTACTGGATCGCGCAGCAGTACTACGACTACCAGAACCCGTCCTACGCGGACGTCCGGTCCCGCCTCTCCGAGGCGATCAGCCGGGGCATCCCCGCGTCCAAGCTGGGCATCGGGTTCGCGCTCACGTCGCCGGTGGCGAACGGGGCGTGGTCGCAGGCTGCCGCGCTGTCCGCGATGCAGCAGGCACGCGCCGAGTACGGGGTGCGCCGGGCCTACCTGTGGACCGAGCCGGTGCTGTGGAGCAACGGCCAGGCCAACCAGTGGATCAGCAACGCGGCGAGCGCGCTCGCCTGACAGGAGAGGAAGCCATCATGGTCGTGAGAGCGGGCGCCAGGCTGGACGCCACCGACTTCGCGCTGCCCGACGTCGTGGCGGCCACCGCCGGCGGGACCGGCACCAACACGATCACGGCCACGTCCTGGGCGGTGCTGCCGTCGAACACGTGCACCGCGGCGATCACCAACCCGCACCCTGAGATGGCCCTGCTCGTGGAGGTCACATACTCGGCGTGGATGGTGGCCACCGCGAACGGCGTCCGGATGGCCCTCGACATCTCCGGGTCGGTGACCATCGCGCCCGGTGTCGGCGCGGGCGCTGCTGTCGGGTGGGGTGAGATCCCGTTCTGCGGTGCGGCGACCACCAACCAGTACGCGGGGTCGTTCACGGTCGAACTACCGGTGAGCACGACCGCGGCGACGTTCAAGGTGTACGCCTACCGGGACGCCGCGTCCGGCACCCAGCAGGTGAACTATCCGACCATCCGGATCAAGCCGTTGCGGTTCGTGGAGGCGTGATGGTCGAGGAAAACGGCGTGACTCTCGGCGAGGTGGGCAGGAACGTGGAGCGGCTCACGCACGAGGTGGCCGGGTTGGCGAAGCAGGTCGGTGACTTGGCCGTGGCTGACGCCAGGCAGGGCGAGAAGGTCGACCGGCTGGAGAAGGTGGTCTACGGCGCGCTGGGCGTGGCCGGCGCGTCCTTGGTGACTGCCCTGGTGACCGCGGTGGTTTCGGTGTCCCGGTAGTTGGGGCGCACGTGGGGCGCGCCATGGGCTGACACGACGTGATTCAACGTGACGCGACATGACAGCAATCTGGTTGCCCAGCAACGGGTTACAGGCAACACGGCAGGTCACGGAACCGGGCGGATCGGTTTCCTAAACCGTGAGTCGCAGGTTCGATTCCTGCCGGGGGCACACCACCTGACCTGCACAGACACCGTCAACCCTGGGGCGCGTCGCCTGGCCCGGGGCGCACCTGGGGCGCGGCAGCATCCAACCGGGCCGCCACATCATCCAACCCGCGGTCAAACAGGCCCCCGTACACGTCCAACGTCATCGCCGCCGACGCATGCCCGAGCATCCGTTGCACCGTCCGGGCATCCGCTCCAGCCGCGACCGCCAGGGCCGCGCAGGTATGCCTCAGCCCGTGCGGTGTCAGCCCCTCGACGCCGGCCGTCCTGGCAGCCGTGTCCCACCACTGCCGGCGGGCGTTCTGGACGCGCAGGAACGACCCCCGGGGCGAGGGGAACGCGAGGTCTGCCACTGCCCGACCCGCGATGTGTTCGGCCACGGCGTCACGAACGACCCGGGGCATCGGAACCTCGCGCCGTTGGTGTGTCTTCGGGGCACCCTCGATCATGTGCCCGTCCACGTCGACCACGGCCCGCTGAACGATCACCCTGGACCGGGTCAGGTCGATGTCACCGACCCGGAGCGCGGCAGCCTCACCCCACCGCAGACCGCAGTAGCCGAGCAGGAGCACGAGCGGCCGGTAGTCGCCTGCCGCGTCGGCCATGGCGTGGAGCTGCTCGTGGCTGAGGTAGGCGCGGGTGGTGGTCCGCAGCCGGGGGAGCCTGACCCCGTCTGCCGGGTTCCTGACGAGTCTGCTGTCTCTCACGGCAGCGTCGAGGAGGGCCGTGAGCAGGTGGTAGGCCTGCCGCACCCGGGACGCTGACAGGCCCTCGTCCGCCATGGCCGCCACCCATCGGGCGACGTCCTGGTGGCGTACAGCGTCCAGTCGGACGGCGCCCCACACGGGCTCTACGCGGCTGCGCCACAGTGATCGGACGCTGGCGCGGCTCTTGGGGGTCAGGTCGACGCGGCGGTCCAGCCATGCCCGGCCGTAGTCGCCTACCGTCTCCCGACCCGCTTCTGGTGTGACATATGTGCGCGTGTCGATGCTTGCCTCGATGGCGCGTAGGTGTTCCTCGGCGTCGCGCTTCCGGGTGAACGACCGTTTCCGTTGGGTGCCGTCTGGTTCACGCCACCGGGTTATCCACAGGCCGGGCCGCCCGTCAGCGTCTTTCCGCTTGCTCACACTCCCCACGGATCGCAACCGTACCGGGGCACAGTGAGACCGTGTGTGACTTGGCGAGACATCGCGAGTATGGCGAGACACTGTGTGTCACGAGGAGCAATGCGCGGCGTTACGTAACGTGACATCCCGCCCCGGGGGGTATCCGCGGTCGCGCTACCGACACGTGTCGTCTACCTGTGGACAACTAGGTCACGCCGGGTCACGTTAAGGTAACGCTAAGCGCGTAGGTGCAGGTCAGCGCGGCGAGTCGCCGACGAATCACACTCGTGTCATGCCGCTTGCGCGCACCTAATGATCCGCGTAGCGTCCCCGATGGAACGCAACGGAGCGTCACAAGCGACCGGACCGGCTCGGGCAAGGAGCCGGCGAGGTGCAAGACCCGGACCACCCCACTCGAAGTTGAGGAGACCTCATGGACACCACGCCAGCCGCGCCCGAGTACCTGACCCACACCGAGTGCGCGGACCTCATCCGGCGCACACCGACGGTGCTCCGCCAGATGAACTACCGGAAGGTCGGCCCGCCCCGGATCAAGGTCGGGAAGCGGGTGATCTACCCCCGCGTCGAGGTCATCGCCTGGCTGGAGTCCCAGCGCGTCGCCTGACACAGAAATGCCCCCCGTCCCGGGCAAGGGGACGAGGGGCCATGCCGGACCACCCCACTCGAAGGAGTAACCAGCAATGTCCACGCTACACAAAACCGGTGACAACGTCACCACCGTGCACGACGCCAAGATCGAGATGGCCGGCAGGTACGTCGCCGCCCTCGGCGCACAGTGGTACGACCTGACCCGCGAAGACCGCCGCGAGGCCACCCGCACCATCGGCGAGCTGATCGTCAGCCTCCACGTCCTGGGCGTGCGCGTCGAGGGCGTGACCGCATGAGCGACTACGACAGCGACCTCCTCGACATCCTGGCGTCACGTGACGTCCCGGAGGGCCACACCGACGGCGCACAGCAGGCCGTCGACAACGCCGACGAATGGTGGCGTTCCACGGCCCTGCTGGCGATCCGTGAGCTGGCCGCCACCGGCCGCGAGTTCACCGCCGACGACATCCGCGACCTGGGCGTGACCGAGCCCGACCAGCCGAACCGGTGGGGGGGCGCGTTCCTCACCGTCGCCCGTGAGGGCCTGATCGAGGCTGTCGGTGCGCGCCGGTCGGCCCGCGGCCCCCGGAACGGCTCGTTGGTTCGCGTGTGGCGGGGGGTGGCGGCATGAGCGACCGCTACGACCCGGCCAACTGGTCGCCGACGGCGTGGAAGTGGTTCCTGTACGGCTACGGCAGGGGCGTCCAGTCAGGCATCAAGATCGGCTACCAGGCTGGCCACGTCGACGGTGAGTTCGCCGAGGCCGCCCGCAAGGGGCCAGCCGTCCACGTCCCCGACGAGATCGACGCGGCGTTCGACCACGTCCGTGCCGTGAAGGCCGCCAGGCGCGCCGAGACCGCGCACAAGCCGCTCACTCCTGCCGAGATCCGCGAACGCGCCGCCGCGTCGTGGGCCGCTGTCGAGGCCCGGATCGGGGGTGCCGCATGACCACCGAGGCTCCAGAATGGCTGGCCGGGCTCGAGGAGCCCCCGGACGACGACATGCCGCCCGAGGGGTACGCCGCATCGGATGCATCGCTTGCATCGCTTGCATCGGATGCACAGGTAGGCATCGCATCCGATGCGATGCCGCCCGACCGCCTCGGCAACCTCCTCGTGAACGACGTTCGCGCATGGCTCGCCCGGTTCATCCTCACCATGACCCCCGGCGACCTTGACCTCCTCGCACTGTGGGCCGTCCACACGCACGTAGCCAGGGAGTGCTACACGAGCCCACGGCTACAACTCGACTCACCGATGCCCGGCTCGGGGAAAACGACAGTCCTCGACCACCTCAACCGGTTGTGCCACTACCCGGTACAGATGGCCGCGGTGTCGTCGTCGGCGCTCTTGGCCCGACTCCTCGCCAACGACGTCCGCACCATGCTCATTGACGAGGTGGACCGGACCCTTGACCCCAAGCGGGAGGGCTCACAGGACGTCATCGCCATCCTCAACTCTGGGTACAGGGTGGGCGCGTCCCGCCCTGTCCTCGAACCCCGCAAGGGTGGCGGGTGGGACGTCGTCGAGATGTCGACGTTCTCGCCCGTGGCGATGGCAGGGAACAACCCGAACCTGCCCGACGACACCCGGTCGCGGTGCATCCGCGTCGTCCTGCTCCCCGACATGGATGGGCAGACGGAAGAATCCGATTGGGAGCGCATCGAGGACGACGCGACCGCCCTGGGCCGCAGGATCGCCGACTGGGCGAAGCTCAACGGGGGTCGCATCCGGGACTGCCGCCCCAACCTGCCTCAAGGGATCATCGGCCGGAACCGTGAGAAGTGGTCGCCGCTGGCCAGGGTCGCCGCCGTGGTCGGGGGAGGGTGGCCCGCGTCCGTCGAGGAACTGGCCCTGGCTGACCTTCACGAACAACTACGTGACCGTGAGGACGGCCTGATCAAGGAGTCGCCGGCCGTCGCCCTCCTGCGCCACATTTCCGAGGTGTGGCCGGGCGGGGCACCGTTCGCTACGTCCGAGCAACTGGCTACCGACTTGGCGATGGAGTACCCGGAGCAGTGGGGCGCGGCGTCGCCGTTCGGCAAGCCGCTCACCACGAAGCGGATGGCACGGATGCTCACACAGGCGTTCCGTGTCCACTCGGTACAGCCCGAGCGGGGTGCGCGTCGGGGCTACACCCTCGCGTCGCTGGCGCCCGCGTTCCGCCGCATGAAGATCACGCGGCCTGGCGCATCGGATGACCCGGTACCCCTCCTCGCATCCGATGCAAGCGATGCATGCGATGCATCCGATGCGCGGGCGGGCTGCCAGTGCCCGAACGGACGCCACGGAATCCACAGACCAACCTGCCCAGCAGCCTGACCCGAAGGACGCGACCATGCGCGACACAACCAAGACCGCCGACTACCTCGCGGCCCTAGCCGCGATGCCCGTCCACGTCGACCGCCCTTCGCCGGAGCTGTGGGTGGGCGACTCCTCCGGAGACATCGACCCAATCGCCCACCTCGCGGCCTGGCTTGGGTTCGACCCATTCATCGTCGACCGGATCGACCTCGACCCGTGTCTCGGTCAGATCGTCGTCACCTACCTCGCCGAGCCCTTCGGCCATCCCGTGCAGCACGTCATCGAACTCGAAGCGTGACCCCCCCAAGCAGAAGGAGAACGCAATGACCACCGACCTGAACACCACCGAGGCCCTGGCCAAGCTCGACCGAATCACGGCCGAACTGGACCTCATCCGGCTGACCCTGCGATCGATGGACAACAAGGTCGACCTGCTGACCGCAGGCCCCGACCCCATCGACCTCGCCACATGGGCCAACACCCCGGTCCCCGACGACATCAAGGCGAGCATCCTCACCGCCGCCAAGCCCACCCTGCGCGACCGCATCACGGCCTGGAAGCACGAACACCGCGTCGGCCTAGGCATCCTCGCAGCGGGCGCCTGGACCACCGTCTACGTCGCCATCGTGGCCCTCGCCGCGCAGGCACTCGCAGGGATCGGCCAGTGACCATCGTCTTCACCGACCCCGCCCTCGCCGAAGGCCTCACCTGGCTCATCGGCGGCAGCGTCTACATCCTCGGCAAGGTGATCTCGGACCTGATCCTCTGGCACATCAACCCATGAGCAAGGCATGGGGCAACGGCAGCACCCGCGCTTGGAGACAACTCCGGGCGTGGGTGCTCGCCCGTGACAACCACCAGTGCCAGATCCGGCTACCCGGCTGCACCGGCCACGCCAACCACGCCGACCACATCGTGCCCAAGTCCAAGGGCGGCACCGACCACCCGGGCAATCTGAGAGCAAGTTGCGCAGCCTGTAATATTGCTCGGGGTGCAACCTACGACCCCGACCCTCCGTGTAGGCCGATAACCAGGTGGTGACCCCCCATGCAGGGCACGTGCTCGCACTGCGGCAAGGAAGGCCGCATCCGCAAGGGGCTATGCGACGCGCACTACTTCAGGCAGTGGCGGACAGGCGACCTCGGGCCAGTGGACATCGCCACCAAGAGGCCAGGAGCGACGTGCACGGTCACGGGATGCGACGCACCGCACGGCGCACGCGGCTACTGCGCCAAGCACCTGACCCGCGTCATCCGACACGGCGACCCGCTCACCGTGCTCACCCCGGCGGTCAAGCGGGGCGAGGCGAACCCGACGTGGAAGGGGGATCTGTGCGGCTACACGGCGGCCCACGACCGCGTGCGTCGGGCGCTGGGCTCGGCCAGGAACTACACCTGCGAGTGTGGGGACAATGCGGCGCACTGGGCCTACGACCACGCCGACCCATGCGAGAAGCGCGGACCCGAAGGCCCGTACTCCACCGACCTGGCGCACTACCGGCCCATGTGCGTGCCCTGCCACAAGCGGATGGACCTCGCCCACCTGTCGCAGTAGTTCTCCCCGGGCCGGGGGGGCACGGAT